CCCATGGTTGCGTCCCGTACTTCCGCGAGTTTGCTTTTCGCCAATTCCAATGCGGGGACAAACTCACCCTTGATTTTTTTGCCTATCTCGCCCCATGTTTCTGTGGGAATGGTAGGAAACGCAACCTTGAATATACCCTGTTTTTCTGCTAATGCCACTTTTTCTCTCGCTATTTTCCAAGCCTCGGCCTCCGCTTCTTTAGTAGCTACCAAACCCAAACCAAAAACGCTTTTCTCTCTCGGCATCTTATTTAATGCCTTATGAAACTCACGTCTCAACTCAATCTGCTTAGAAATGGCCCGCTTGCCCGCAACCATAGCCCTGTTCTCGAAATCGCTCCATACCTTGCCAAATATGAGGCCAAGCGTTTTGCCGAAAACCAAAAACATCTTAGTCGCTACCTCTAACGACGAACTAATACCGAGCTTGAACGACTTCCAGATAACATCCAACTGGCCCACCGCCACGTCCTTCATAAACTTCCACGTTTCAGGCCAGTTCTTATACGCCCCGACAACAAAGTTCTGCAAAACGCCACGCACAAAGTTTATCCGGGTAGCAATGACAACTGACCATCGCATGATTGCAGACTTATGCTTGTCAAGATACTCAATGGCCTTTTTTGTGCTGTCGATTGTTACCTTAGCCAGTAAATCAAAAGCCGGCGCAAGCGTACCGCCTAACGTAGTCGCTAAAATTACAAACGACTGCTTTAGTTTATCTAAGGAGAATTTGAGTGTCTTTGTCATTTTCTCGTAAGCCTTTTGGGTAAGGCCCGCCGAGTTCAGCATCAAGTTCAAATCAAATAACTGCCCCTCTGTGTTTTTAATCATCGCCGCAAAACCCGCCAGTGCCCGGCGATTCGGTATCAATGCCGCGAGCAATTCAGGCGTTGCGTCTTTGAGCTTTTCCAGCACGCCTGTCAGCCCGATTGTTCTTAATGTGGTCGAGTTCAGTTCTATTCCCAGCCCCTTCGCTGCTTTCTTTGCCGATTCCATAGGCTTCAAAAAGCCACTCAATATCGACCGTAACGCCGTTGTTGCTAAAAAAGCATTCAAACCTGAACGCGTCATGGTTGCTATTGCAGCGGATACCTCCTCGAACGACAGCCCTGCAACCGAGGCCGTTGCGGCTACCTTGCCGACAGATTGGGCCAGTTCCTCGAATGTCAACTTGCCCCGCTTGACTGTCGCAAAGAGTATGTCCGAAATATTGCTCGCCTTGTCAGCCGATAGGCCGTATGCGTTTAGTATCGTAGTTATCGCATCGGCAGCAACCGCCGTCGTGGTCAGACCCGCCTTGGCCGCCTTGGCCGCAACGCCAAGGACTTCCAGTGCTTTTGCGGGTGCAATGCTCGCCGAGAGAATATCGTACAGGCCCTTTGATAACGAGGCCGTACCTTCCCCGAAATCTATAGCCATTTTCTTTATCGCCTTGGAATACGCAGGCATAAAGTTCATTGTCTGGTCGTCAAGCATCGTAGAGACGTTGGCCATCTGCTCAGAAAACTTAGAGAACGCATAAATAGAGGCCAGCACCGCCCCAGAGATTGCAAGCATCGCCCGCTTAATCCATTTATAGGAGACAGCCATTGCCTTTTTGATAGTAGCCGTCACCATAGACATCGCCTTAGTGACGGCAGATTTTGCGGCTGCAAGACCCGCTTTTAGCGGCCCCAAAGCTGCTCGGATTACGACAAATGCTTCTCCTAATTTTGGCATTGCACCGCCTTTGCCATTGTCAATATGTCTACGCCGTTATGGTTGTGATGACAGACAACCTTCGGCTCGATCCAAACCTCGAAACCCTGTTCAATCGCCTTATCACAAAACGCATAGTCCTCTGATTTCTCTGCGCCGACATCTACCTGCTCGAAGTCGAACCAGGGGAATTTCATTGCCTTTAACACTTTTCTTTTTATCAGCATTGCAGGCCCGCCCGCCCTTACCGCCTGTGTTAGTTGGGCAGGGACTTCGTTAAGTTTTATTTGCACGTCCTTTACGATTTGCCCCATCCAGAAAAAATCATCGTAAAAAGAGGGCGTTATCCCAGATACAATATCCTTATCGCAGGCAATCAAATCCTTGATATGCCCCTCGTCCGGCCATGTATCGTTATTCAAAAAGAACAAATGCGTATAATCGCCATCCAGAAAATCATTAATTATCACGTTCTTGTTTCTCGCGGCGGTCCCGCCACGCTCGGCTTTTAAGTGCCAGCCGTTTTCACCGACCTCCTGATAGCACCAAAAGGCCATGCGTATATCAGCAGACATATTGGGGGTCATTGGGACACCGACCATGACATTCGGCTCGCTCATCTTTGCCTGCTCCTCCCTCGCGGGAACATTGTTTTGGCAAGCGCAAAGCCTGCGTCGCCGGACAGGGAAGTTTCTTGCTTGTCGTCGCCGCCCATTTCCATCTTCTGCACTTCCGCGACCTGCTCTAACATTGCTATAAACTGTCGTATGCTCATTGCCATAACATCCATTAATCCAAAGCCGTAAAATCTACACACCAGGGCTATCGAAGTCGGCCAACTTAAACGGGCTTTGCTTTTGCCTTCGGTTTTTTTTTATCACCGGAAAGCCCACCCATCATCGCCCCGACTACCACCTCAATCTTATCAATGCTTAACATCTTCAACGCATCTTCCTCTGTGACTTCCGGGTAAGCGTATTTCAAAGACAGGTATGCCATGTACCCAACGCCTTCAATGGATTCCATCTCGGCGTCCATTTCTTCGTCTGTTACAGGCTTATCAAGATGCTCCAAAAGTTTAAGCGGGTCTATATCGCCTATGCCTTTGGCTTCCTCGATTAACTGCTTGCGTCGCTCAGCGAGATTGACCTTGCGTTCTTTGGCCATCTTAGCACGTAGCCGGGCAAAATCAGCCAGTGACAATTCATTAAAAATCCATTCCTTACCGCCAAGTTTAAGTTTAGTTTTTCGCCTGACGAACCCTTCTAAATTGATTGACATAAATTTCTCCTTCTTAAAAACTATTTAATATGTATGTAAGGCCAGGCCTTCAGAGTCCCACGCCATCATATCTACGCCCTGGAACGTGTAAGTAATTGTAGCGATTCCGTTGTCACTGCCCATAGCGATACCGTTGCAAACAGCTTTGCCGAATACCATCCGCCATTCGGTGTTCCCTGCATCGTATTTCAGATATAATTCAAGGTACGCCTCGGTATCCGCCATGCCGTTGGGGTTGCCGGGGCCAAACGGTTTAATGTCAGGCCCTGCCGAATCCTGCAAACATTCGACAGTAGCTGTCCAGTCTCGAAAGCCTCCAAGGTACGTTTTCCACGTATCGCCCATCGACGTAATCTCAAAGACCTCGTGCGTAACATCGCATGACCACGACTGGGCAAGTTCCAACTGCGTCCTCACAGCGTCAGCGTCCCATTCGATACGTCCTAATTTTCCGTGCATTAAAGCCATGATTAACTCCTAAACGTCAGCCGCAACACTTAAAGTTCCCGAACCCTGTACCGTATAAGTCACTTTCGCAACGTCGCTTTTATCGAGGCTCGGGGATATGCCGGTAACGATACCGTTGCCTGAATATTTCCTCGTTGCTGTCCCGCCTGTGAATGCCTGGTGGAGCACGACTGCAACCCCGTTCTGGTCGATGAAGTCCGTCTCGATGTCAGGATCGAAACCAGTATCTTCAACGTCACATTCGACCGTTGCTGTCCAATCCAGATAGCCGGCCAAATGGTCTTTCCAATGCGTTGCCGATGTCATTGTCGCATTGGTCATTATCGAACTGGTTGCAAAATCGCAGGTGGCCTCGATAGACCACGACAGTACATTGCTAACAGCAGTAGTGGCAAAAGTGACTTTTCCTTCTTTACCGTGTATAGCCGCCATGATTTAATTCCTTACTAAGTTGCGGCAATAGCCGCTACGCCTTGAAATGACAGTGAGCATCTACCAACGTCATCCGCATTGTTATCTATTCCAATACCTGTGCATATCGCCGTACCCGCCCAGCTTTTTCCGTCGGTCGTGTCCATAGTCAAAGTTGCTTCTGTGCCCAGCGCCGCCAGCCCAACGCCGGCAGCCGGCAAGACAGCCTCGGCGGTTGCCGTCCAGTCCTTGAATCCTTGCAG